GCCGTTTTGCCCGTGCCGGTGATTCCTCTGCCCGAAACCCCAAGCAGTTGAGGATTTTGATTTTCCTCTTAAGGCCAGAGGCATTTAGCTCTCTGACCAGCATTGTGTAGACTCGATGGATCGGTGCGCGTTTATGGTCTGACGTGCACCATCGCTGACTGCTGGATGGCCATTTGCCCCGTTCGCAAGCTTGTTCAAGCAGGTCTCGTTTTTCGTTCTTGACGACGATGGTTCGCAGTCCATAATGCTCTGCTTGACGGTGGACCAGATCTTTAACTCCGGCCCATTCTGCGCGGCCCAGATCTGCATGGACAACGACCAGCTTGCTACGACTGACATGTTGGCGATCAGCCAGTTGGACGACTTCGTCCAGCATCACTTGCGAGTCCTTGCCGCCAGATGAATTGATTACGACAATGTCAAATTTTCTAAGATTTGGTGTCTGCATCTTGGTGCTCCTTATAATGATTGAACGTGCGCTTGTAGCCCTCTCCGTTCAGGTGGTGATCTTTTGGTGGTGGTTGGTGGTTACTACGGTATGTCTCTGTGATATAGCCCCAGAGCTATCGACGCCCTATTCAGGACTGTCACCCCCAGACTTCCACAACTCTCAAATGCGTCAGTGTAAATACATTCGATAGCGAGCCATGATAGGCGGTGACAGCTCTTTTCGCCTTGCTGGCCAGATCCCCACGATGGCTGTTTGAGCACTCAGGGCGTTCTTGGTGCGAGTGCTTCGGGGCGGTGCTACTGGGCGGTTCCTGTATCCGCGCCTCTCATTTTCAACTCAACTACAACATCAACAACAAGGATAATGATATGCATGGTTAATTGTTTTGTCAACTATTTCTTTTTTAGCCCCAAAAGGGGTCCAAGAAAAAGGCCCTTGCCAAACTCTCTCATCATAGTAAACTCCCCATGAAAAAGGAGATTTTATATGCCCAGAAAAGCCGCCCCCACATTGACCCCTGCAATGCTACCGCCAGACGTGCGCGAGTATGTGCCGGACGATCTTGACGACCGTGATCTGCCGCTATGGTATGCGGCCTTTGAAACGGGGCGACATGCCGCTCATGCCGCTACTGAGGCCGTGACGTCACGGCCAAGGCCAAAGCCTGAACGAGTTAGGATTGATCCCCAACTGCCGCCGCCCACGGAACCAGTCCCTGCTAATTATGATGATGACGATGAGGACTCGACATTGGACGCATTACTGGACTATGCAAGGCAACACCGACCGCAGATCGATAGTGCCAAACTGGCCTCTGCGGCCTCTCAGCATGATGAGATGAGTAAGTGGCTAAAAAGTAGGACACTGCCCAGTGGCAGACTGATTGATATGATGCTGGATACTCTGGTAGAGACCAGCGGTAAGTCCATTCTCAGGGCGGCTTAATCCTTAATCATTATATGGACACTGTTAAAACCATATCAACCAGTCTGGATCTGTGCAGGGCGCAGGCCCACAGTATCGGTGCATGGATGGATGAGGATGTCCAGATAGGCAGGCGTGGTGGAGGTGCACACACACGCTATACTCTGCGCCTGAGCGGAGATACCCGTGGACCACTACTATCCCCATGGATAGTGATAGAGACGATTCCGGCCCCTGATAAGGGCCGTAACCGGCATGATAGAGACCAGACCCTAAAAACCCTAAATGGCAATGTGCGATAGGCAATATGATGGCTGAACAACAGGTAGCTACAGCGACAGATTATGATAGTAGATGGCAAGCGAGCAGGGACCCCAAGACGGGCAAGATCCTCAAAGGCGCACCCGGTCGTAAGCCGGGTGCCCGTAACCATAGGACCAAGGTCTCAGCCCAGACAAAATTACAGGAGGTTGAGGCAGAGATCGGGCCAATGGACCCACTTGAGGGCATGGCAAGGATTGCGGCTGACATGTCATTAGACGTGCAGGTCAGGCTGACCGCGCTCAAAGAGTTGGCGAGGTATATCTACCCCCAGCGTAAGGCAATTGACATGAGCATTGAGGAGCAACAGGGTGAGCCATCTGCAATGTCTGACACCGATCTCGAGTCGATTATAGAGGGGCATTTTGGGGCAAGCTAAGAGGGGTCAGATTATACTAACGATAATACCTATTATGGTTAGTATGGCAGGGGATTTCTCAGGGGCATATAGGGGTAGGGGGGATACCACATATTCGCGCAATTAGCAGGGGGAGAGGGACATATGGAGGACCCACCCATAGAAATCTCCCATGACTTTTTTCGTTTAGGAGGATATCAGCATGGCACAGTTCACCTTAGACACATGGCCTGAGAGCAGGTGGCCCTCATTTTCGTTTGATGAGATGGCCTGTCGAGAGACGGGGCAGTGTGTTATAGACGAAGACATGATGGACCGCTTGCAGGACTTACGGGAGCGGTTAGGCAAACCGGTGCGGATCACTTCTGGATACCGATCACCTGAGCATTACATAGAAGCTGCCAAGGCTAAGCCCGGAGCCCATGCAACGGGATGTGCTGTTGACATTAGCTGTTCTGGTGATTCGTTTGAGGTTTTGCGGTTGGCACTGGAGTTGGGCTTTACGGGGATAGGAGTCTCTCAGAACGGCGATCATCGGCAGCGGTTCTTGCATTTGGACACTATTCAGGCCGAGGAGTTTCATGTTCCACGACCGGCCCTCTGGTCATATTAGCCACAATGGCTGCGACAGGCAGTTTTACTTTCGGAGGCAAGAGGTGACAGTTCTGGGGGGCCTGTCTTTTGTGCTGGCCCTGACTATGGGAGCGGGAGCAAGCTTGCCTTTGTTTTTCGATTTGCCCTCGTTCATGATTGTTTTTACGGGAGTGCTTGCAACGCTTTTGCTGTCGGGAGCATCTGTGCCGGAAATGGTGCTGGCCCCTTTTCGCTGGGATTCTTATAACCCCAAGGCTGCTGGCGCATGGAGGACGGCGGGTGTGGCATCGTTGGTATGGGGAACCATAGGCACATTGCTGGGTGTGATTATTATGCTGGATAATGTAGGGAAGATTAATTCTTCCCTTATTGGCAAAAGCATGGCCATTGGCTTGCTGACGCAATTGTATGGGATTTTGGGATTTGTGATTGCGTATGCTGCACGGCGGCGTATGGAGGATGTGTGAGTCTGGGAGCGCATGAAGCAGCGCAGGTTTTACTGGAACGGCGACAGGCCCGTGAGCAGTTATTGCCATTTGTGACGCTGACGAAGCCGGACTTTGAGATAGGCCGTCACCATGAAATGATCTCTCAATGCTTGGAGCGGGTAGAATCGGGAGAGATTGTCCGGCAGATGATATTTACCCCACCTCGTCATACCAAATCGGAATTAGCTACAAGGCGGTTTCCTGCATGGTATCTGGGACGCCGTCCTGACGCTCAGGTCATATCAGCTTCTTATAACTCGGAACTGGCGTCTGACTTTGGACGTGAGGTACGTAATCTGATAAACACTCCAGTCTACGCACAGATATTCCCCGGCGTGGGATTGTCGGAAGATTCTCAAGCTGCAAATCGGTGGCATCTGAAATCAGGGGGTCAGTATATAGCAGCAGGGGTGGGGACTGCGATTACGGGACGGGGAGCGCATCTGATTATTGTGGATGATCCCATTAAGGATCGACAGGAAGCTGATTCGGAAACGGTGCGACAGCGTATTTGGGATTGGTATCGGTCGGTATTGTATACACGTTTGATGCCGGGGGGATCGATTGTGCTGATCCAAACCCGTTGGCATGACGACGATCTGGCAGGGCGATTACTGGCTGAGGCGGGGGGAGGCGGGGACCAGTGGGAAGTTGTTGAATTGCCAGCACTGGCACGGGACAACGATCCACTGGGCCGTATGAAGGGGGAGGCTCTGTGGCCGGAATGGTATCCTGAAGATCGATTAATCCAAATTAAATCTGTGATTGGTTCTCGTGACTGGAGTGCTTTATACCAGCAGGAACCACAGGCCGAAGAAGGAGGATTCTTTCTGGCCGATTGGTTCAAGACAGTGTCGGAACCCCCGGAGGGCTTACGGATTTATGGGGCCAGTGATTACGCGACCAAGGATGGCGAAGGGGACTGGACGGTACATGGCATTTGTGGAGTAGACGAGCAGGACAATATGTATATGCTGGACATGTGGCGCGGGCAGACGACCAGCGATGTGTGGGTGGAATCATTTCTGGATCTGGTAGACCGCTGGAAGCCGTTGCAGTGGGCTGAGGAAGCTGGGCAGATCCGGGCAAGCCTTGATCCGTATATCACTACTCGTCAGCGTGAACGCCGGTCGTATTGTGTGCGCACACCGTTTACGTCTCGATTTGATAAGCGTAGTCGGGCACGAGCCATACAGGCCCGTATGAGTGCGGGCAAGGTGTTTTTTGTGCGCAATGCGCCATGGCTGGAAGAGTTGCGATTGGAGATGTTGCGGTTTGATGCCGGACGCCATGACGATCAGGTGGATGTAATGTCATTGCTGGGCCGGATGCTGGAAGACATGCAGGGTGCAGGACAGCTGAAGAACTGGGCTCCGAGTCGTCATATTCGGCGCGTAAAACAACAAAAGGAGGCGGTATAGTATGAGAGCAACTTTTGAAAATCGGGGTAATAGCGAATGGTTGCCTTTTGATATTGATCTTGGCGTTAACCTTGAGGAGATGGAAGGGGCGGTTGCGCTGGACGGACTGGACGGAGCATTGGTGGGAGCGGGGAACCAGTATACAAAACGACCTTTACTGGTTTACAGTGCACAAAAGATTGTAGCGATTTTAATGGAGCGGGACGGAATGACGGATGAAGAGGCGTGGGAATTCTTTTCCCATAACATTGAAGGGCTATGGGCGGGGGAAGGGACTCCCATCATTATCCATGACGTTGTGTTTGA